ATAAATGGCAGAAGCAGCAAAAACGCACTGGAAGAAACTCCAAAATCCCGATTATCTTGGGGCATATTCACTCGATCCGGGCAAGGATTTAATTTTAACAATTAAAGTTGTCAAGGTTGAACAGGTAACAGGCCCGGATAACCGGAAAGAAAATTGTACGGTCGCACACTTTGTTGAAGATTCCAAACCAATGATCCTTAATGCTACAAACTCAAAGATCATCACTAAGCTTTACAAAACGCCTTATGTCGAAGAATGGGCAGAAAAGAAGATACAGATATATTCAACTGAAGTAAAGGCATTTGGTGACGTTGTGGAGGCTTTACGAATTAGGCAAAAGATACCTTCTCAGGTCGCCGCAGTTCCAATCAGTATCAAATGTTCAGATTGCCCGGATGAAATTGAGGGTGTTGGCAATAGGACAGCTGAACAGATTGCACAGTATACAAAATCAAAGTATGGCCGGCCATTGTGTTCTGCCTGTGCTACAAAGGCAAGCCAACCAGTAGAGGAAGGAGAACAAACATGATATTAACGGCAGAAAATTACCATTCACCCGAAATGAATATGAAGTATACGGGTAGTTCTCAGTTTAAGGCATTCATGGAGTGCGAGGCTATGGCATTGGCAGAGGTTAAAGGCGAGTATGTTAGACAAAAAACTGTATCTCTTTTGGTGGGCTCCTATGTCGATGCGCATTATGAAAAAAGTCTTGATTTGTTTAAAGCGCAGAATCCAGAAATATTTACGCAAAAAGGCGAGTTGAGATCAGAGTATAAACACGCAGAATATATAATTGAACGCCTCGAACGTGATGAAATGTTTCAACAATACATGTCTGGCAAGAAGCAGGTTATAATGACCGGAATGATTATGGGCATACCGTTCAAAATTAAAATGGATAGTTACCATGAAGGTGACAAAATTGTTGACATGAAGATCATGAAGGATTTTGATGGCATCTGGAAAGATGGGCTGAAATTGTCATTTGTAGAAGCGTGGGGTTATGACATCCAGGCCGCAATATACCAGTTTGTTGAGGGAAACAATCTACCATTCTTTATCGCTGGGGTCACAAAAGAAAAACCCGAACCAGACCTTGCTATTATAAGCATCCCGCAGGATAGACTTGATTATTGCTTTGAAATCGTTACGGAAAATGTTCAGCGGTTTGCAGATATTAAAAAGGGGTTAATCGGGCCTATTCGGTGCGAGCGGTGCGATTATTGCAAAGCTACAAAGGTATTGACCAAGGTGATTGATTACTCAATGATCGGGTGTTGATATGAAAGGCGCAATTATTGTTGACACGAGAGAACAAGATTTGCACATATTGAAACATCTTGAAGCTATGAACATTCAGTATGCGCGGCGAAAACTTGATTATGGAGATTACAGTTTTGAAATAGGTGACATAAGTTATGAACATAAAATCGTAATTGAGCGTAAAGGTTCTCTTGATGAAATAATAGGCAACTTTACAAAGGGGCGTGAAAGATTCCGGAAAGAATTTGAACGCTCCAAAGGTTGCCGGGTGGTGTTGATGGTTGAAGCTTCGATGGAACAGCTGGAGGCCGGACAGTATCGCAGCAGAATGAAACCCCGAGAATTAAAAAGTTTTCTGCGTACATGGTGTAATAAGTTCCAACTTGAATTGAAGTTTATCGAAAAAGACAAGGCGTGTGATTTTATTTTGGACTGTTTTAAACAGTATTGTTTGAATCATTGCCCAGTGAAGGTAGGGCATGAAATATAAGCGAAAGGTTTTTGATAACCACAACTTAATAATTGTTCAAGGATTCCAGCGGAGAGCCTTCAATCTCCGCCGTGGGGGGAAGGAGGCAGCTTATATGAAATACAGAATCATAATCGAAATAGAGTCAGATAAAAAGCTAAACTTATTAGCTCAACATCTTAAAAACAGTGCTGAAGAAGCGGTTATTGAGATTTTATCAAAAACAAAGGCAAATACATTTGTGGATTCAAGCGTCGGACAGATAAGCAGGTGACGGTCTACAATAGCAACAAGCGCAGGGAGGGATGTTTTGTGAAAAATGAAAATTACAAAGCCAAACTAATGAAAATGCACAAATATTGCGTTAGCAAAGGATATTATTCATACGCACGAGATGTGTTGTATTATCTACAGCCTAAAACATTGGAAACGTTCAAACTGACATACAAGCTTGCTTACAATTACCTCTCTGCTTTAGCGGATTATCATTATATTGGAGCAAGCAACATCGATTAAATGTAATAGCGCAGGGGGCGGTGATAGATTGGGAGATATCAAATGGATAAAAATTGTTACTGATATATTCGATGATGAAAAAATATTGCTCATAGAAACGTTACCGGAAGCTGACAGCATCATAGTTATATGGTTTAAACTGCTTTGTTTGGCTGGGAAACAGAATAATAGCGGGGTATTCATACTAAATGACAAGATGCCTTACAGCGAAAAGATGTTTGCTACAATTTTCCGCAGAAAAGAAAGCACGGTACAACTTGCGTTAAACACATTTGAACAATTTGGGATGATTGAGATAATAAACGATACTGTAACCATACCAAACTGGAGCAAGCATCAAAGTTTAGATCAACTGGAGCAGCGCAATGAATACATGAAAAACTACATGAAATCCTACAGGGAAAAGCAGAAAGAGTTGGCTAGTGGTGAATGTAAAGTTAACAGTAAAGTTAACAGTAAATCTAATGTTAGCGAAGCAGATAAGATAAGAAGAGATATAGATAAGAATAATATACTACCTAACGGTAGTACGTCAGAACAAAGTCCTGACATGGTGGATGATGTTGTTAGATTTTACAATTTGCATCATAACAGGATGCCAGAAGCTAAAACATTATCAAGGGGCAGAAAAGGATACATAAACGCAAGGCTTGATAAATATGGCATCGAACAAGTCAAAGAGGTCATACTCAAGGCCGAAAAAAGCGAATTTTTAAATGGTGGTGGCGATAAGGGGTGGATAGCTGGTGGGATTGATTGGATTATGCGCCCGGAAAACTTCCCCAAAGTGCTTGAAGGGAAATACGACAATAGGGATAAGTGTAGTGCGATTGACCAGCCAAACCAAAAAGAAATGGAGTACGAGAGAGCCAAACATAAAGCAGACGAAATGTTGCGGAAGGAGGGAATTATACTTGAATAATCAAGAAGCTGAAAAAATCATTGATCGCTTGAAATATTCGTTTACATACAACAAATTTGATGAACCCGCCGCAATCGGCGAATATAAAAGAGTTTTCGCAAGGTACAGCTATGAGCAGATGAACAGGGCAGTTGAAAACTTGATTGAAAACGACAAGGACGGAAGGAACGTTCCGCCTATACCAGCACTAATCAAAGCTTGTAAAGAAAATCGTCAAAGCGGCGCAGAGGTAGTAAATTCTTTGCATTGCGACGTATGCAATGATAAGGGTTATGCGCTTATGACAGAACACGTCAAGAACGGAAATGAAATTTTACAATACCAATATGCTTTATATTGTCCGTTCTGTACCGTGGGGCAATCTCAGGCATATAACGGCAATAACTGTAAAGACCATAAAGCAAATGCCGTATGTGAACCTATGACAAAATATTTTGACGAACAAGTCATTGAACAGATGCGGTACGACAATAATCATTCAAAACGATTAGCAGATGCAGAAAAGGAGATTTTGAGGAAAAAGTTAACCAGAATCGGATTAAGGCTTCCGCAAGCATTAGATCATGGTGATGCATGGGAGGGTGAAGAACAATGCCCATTTTGAAATTAAAAACTGAATTTATAGAAAAGTCGAAACACTTTAAGGTGGCTATGGCCTACATGGACAGTTCAGCAAGTGACACAGAAAAGGATAAATGGCAACCTAAATTTTGCAAACTCCTTGCTGAACTGAACAGTCTGGAATATCAAATCAGGCAATCTGGCTGCGAAATGCCGGATGAAGAAATATTGAAGCTTATGGAAAATGTGAGGTGAAAGTTATGGAAATTAAAGTGGGGCAAATATGGAAGGTTACAACAGAAACGTTTTATACGTCTACAAAAAACGAAAAAAGACTTGGTAAAACTAAACGTCAGACAAGACTAAACAACGGAGAATACATTGAAATCCGGTATCCGTTTGAATGGCATTTCAGAACAGAGGACAATGAGTATTTTCACGCTGAACCAGATATGATTTATCAAAATTGCGTGTATGCCGGTGAAATTCTACAAGAAGTACAATTCAAAAACAAAGCAAATCTTGAAGAAATAATGAGGCTTGAGCTATACCGGCCTGGTAAGTGAGGTGACTTATGAACAAACTGCCACTAGGCTTAATGCCCCGCAAAATGTGGGACGAAGTACGCAAGCAGGGCATAGAGGATGCAGTAAAGCGGTACAGGGATGCAGATAAAACAGTACCTTGGGAATGGATTCAAGAGCATGCGGAACTGTCGGAACGGTACGACCGCAAACAATCAGCATTGGAGGGGCAGGAATGGGACTGATGAAATTAGTTACAGGATGTACCGGTATAGAAGGCATCGGAATAGCGGCGCAGTGGGCAGGTATGGAAATTGTAGGACAAATTGAGATAGATGAATTCTGTATCAAGATACTTGAGAAGTATTGGCCGGACGTAAAGCGGATAAAAAATATGTTTAACGTGAGGGGTGATGAATTTGGAACAGTTGACATTTTTGCAGCAGGGATCCCCTGTCAACCCTTCTCCAACGCAGGGAAGAGACGAGGCAATGAAGATGACCGCTATCTCTGGCCGGAAACTTTCAGGATTATACGAACAATGCAGCCCACTTGGGTTATTATTGAAAACGTTGATGGAATCGGAACTATGGAGCAATCCGATTATGAAATTGACCTGGAAGGCGAAACAACTATATGCACGGAAGCGGACATGGTACTTGAAACAATCCGGAAAGATTTTGAAGGTGCAGGGTATCAAACCCTCATGCTTGAAATTCCAGCTTGTGCAGTCGGCGCGAGACACAGGAGAGACAGATATTTCATTGTGGCGCACTCCGGAGGCCGGGGATTCTGTGAATCGGACATTTGCGGTGAACAGCAGGGGAGAACCGAAGTTATCAGCGCAAGTGAAGTTGTGGGCTACACCAGATTGCAGCGACAGAAGGAGCGCAAAGAGCAAACAACAGGGCTTGAGCAATCAGGTGAATATGTGGCCGACGCCAACAACAAGGGACTGGAAGGACGGAACGGCGAAATCATACGAGAATGTTCCGGTGAATTGCCTACTGGGGAGGGCGATACATATGTGGCCGACACCAAAGGCTCAGAATGCAAGGGGAACAGGAGAGAGACACGGAGATGGTGGACCAAGTCTGGATGTGGCGGCTGGTGGACAACTCAATCCGAAATGGGTGGAAGTACTGATGAACTTTCCGGCAGGATACACGGATTTAGACAGCCCGCTTACATGGGACAGCCTCAATATCAATGGGAGCCTTCAAGAACCGCTACAGGAGTAAAGAACAGGACGAACAGGCTAAAAGCTTTAGGCAATGCGGTTGACCCATTGCAAATATACCCGCTGTTACAGATTATTTACTGGATAGAAAATGGGGTGGACTGATGTACATACCACAAGAACAAATATTAGCCATAGAGTAGATACAAGCGGCAGCGGCCTTCACTGTCGCAGAAATGGAGGGGGAACAAATGCGGATAGGCTTAATTGACGTAGATGGACATAACTTTCCGAATTTGGCATTAATGAAAATATCGGCATACCACAAAGCAAAAGGTGATTCTGTAGAATGGGCGATACCAATGTTGAAGTACAACATCGTATATCAATCCAAAGTATTTGATTTTTCGCCTGATGAAAATACTTGCATCCAGTGCGAAAAGCTTATAAAAGGCGGCACAGGGTATGACTTGGACAATAAATTACCGCCGGAGGTTGAAAGTATATACCCTGACTATTCCCTTTATGGTGAGAAAAAAGCATATGGATTTCTGACGAGAGGATGCCCCCGAAATTGCCCGTTCTGCATTGTGGGAAGGAAAGAAGGATTGAAAAGTTATCAAGTAGCAGATTTGCGGCAGTTTTGGGATGGGCAGAAAGAAATCGTACTGTGTGATCCCAATCTTTTAGCTTGCAAGAATCGGCTTGAACTCCTGCAACAACTTGCAGACAGTAAGGCGTGGATAGACATAACGCAAGGCTTAGATATTCGGTTTATGACAGATGATGTAATAGACAAGATTAAGCAATTAAAATTAAGAATGTTACATTTTGCATGGGACAGGGACAGGGATAGTTATATTATAATTCGCAACCTGACAGCTTTTAAAGCGGCAACAAACATAGATATGCGCAAGGCCAGAGTGTACGTACTGACAAACTTTGAAACGGAATTTGACTTTGATTTGTATCGTGTCTATAAGCTTAAAGAATTGGGATATGACCCATACGTGATGATATACGGCAAAGAAACAGCAAGCAAGCAATTGATGCGCATGGCACGATGGGTAAACAACAAATTTATTTTCCGAGTATGCGATAAGTTTGAGGATTATGAAAAGAAAGGAGAAACGCAAAGATGAAACCTAAACTTACATTCAGCAAATACATAATCGCATTATTATTAACTGTGACAGCCTGTGCGACAATTCTAGCCACAAATATTAGTAAAATGAATACAGACATGTCCGAACAAAACAGTGTCTTAAAAAGGCAATTAGACGCGCTAGAAGCGAAAACGGAAAACATAGCGCAGTACAAGACTCAGATCGATACCCTATCCGCCGAAATAAGCTCTCTGCGGCATGATGTGGAGAGGAAGGCGGACAAGCCGGGCAGGGGCGGGGAACGGCCATGTTATGAGCTGTCGGCGGAGGAAAGAGACCTCATTGAACGTGTCGTAATGGCAGAGGCAGAAGATGAACCTTATATAGGTCAAATGCTTGTCTGCCAGTGCATTTTAAATGCTTGCCGGCTAAACAATAAGCGTCCGAAGGCGATTATAAAACAGTATGCCTATGCTACACGGAGACCGGAGCCGTCAGAGAGCATCAGAAAGGCAGTGGAAGCAGTATTTGACAAGGGCGAGACAGTGACAGACGAGCCGATTATTTACTTTTATGCTCCGGCACTGGTCAAAAGTGCGTTTCATGAGCGGCAGAGGTTTGTGACTGAGGTTGGCGGGCATCGGTTTTTCTGTGAGGGGTAGGGCGCGAAATAGAAAGTATGCGAAGCAAAGGAGAATGTTATGTCTGGGAAAAAGAAACCAAAATACAACGATGCGCTTAAATTGGCGAGCAACCTTCTGTCAGACTTGGGCACATGTACACATTATCCGGGTTATACGTGCGACAAAGGATTCCCGGAGGCGTGTCCGGCTTGCATAAAGCGGTGGCTATTAAATAAGGCGAGAGGAGAAAAGGAGTGAATAATATAATAAGCGTTTGCGGGTATGCTCCACAAATTAATTATTGTCCGAGATGTGGCAGCGAAGAAATCCGTTTCGAGGGTATAGATGGAGCAGTAGCGTGTGAGAATTGTGGTCTTGAAGCATTTATCGTTGAGGGTGATAACAGTAAAGATTATTAGTTCGCATAAACAGGACAATGCGAAAGGAGGGAACTAAAACGGCGGAAACGGATTTAACAAAAAGAATAAAACAATTGACGCATTATTATGCTCCGAAATTGAATACAAGCATGAGGACGATACGGTGGGCGGACGAAGTATGGACTCCCACGGGTATTGTAGATAGTATCCGCTTTGAAGATTACTATTCAGTCGAAGAATATATATGCAAGCTTATAGATACAAATAGATTTTCCGAAATGGAAAACCGCACAACAGCTTATATGCATCAATTGGGGAAATGCTTTCGTGATGGAAGCACAGAAAAAGATGATAAAAAATGTCATGGATGTGTATTGCGTGGTCATGGCCGGACGGTAGACATGATGGTAACATGCTTTGAGGTCAAAATTACATATTCGGACTTTAAAAGCAATAATGGTCACAACTTTCATGGAAATGAGAATTATTATTGTGTTCCAAAGGAACTGGCATCTAAAATCGCAAAAGAAATACCTGATGATGTTGGCATTCTTGCTTACTTTGAAGGAGAAAAATCACATGGACTACGGAAGTATAGGCCGTCAAAATGGCGCGATGTACCCGATGATACGAAAGTGTATTTGTTATATAGCGCAATGAAAAAATGGTGTGACGGAGCAGTATTTATTTAGTTCACATAAACAGGACTATGCAAGGGAAGGGAGAGAGTTGAAATGAGCAGGAGAACTATTGAAAATTGCAGAGTTATTAAACAAGGCGTACGAAGAGTGCAAAGGCTGCTATCTTAATATATTTTACGAAAATCAGTGATGAAAAGTGGGGAGGTAGAGAAATGAATAGATTAACAAATCCAGCACACGGCGGTATACGTTCTATGCGGTTGCCATTGTCAAATCAGGCTGAGATATATCAGAGGCTTGCAAAATATGAGGATACAAGGCTGGAGCCGGAGCAGGTAAAAGATATGGCAGAGGCGTTGAAGGCGGCAAGGGAAGCTCTGGATGAAATTGTAAATCCAATACAACATATGCATGAAACTGCCGAAAAAGAAGGCACAAGGCTGGACGGTGGCATAGTTATTATTCTTAGTGAAAATGCAAGTTATTTAAAAAGCATTGCTAAAAAGGCAATAGATAAAATTGCGGAGGTGGGGGAATGAGTTGCAGACCAATATACGAGCCACGTACACGGGCAAAAGAATATAGTGACCTGGCAATAAACATATATAGCGGATGCAACCATGGCTGTAAATATTGCTATGCCCGACAGATGTTCAATCGGTATCATCCAACAGAAAACTTTGCAGACGTGAAGCCACGCGAAGGTATCGTTGAGGCTGTAAAAAATCAGCTATCAGGCGGCAAATACAAAGGTAAAAAGATAATGCTTTGCTTCATGTGCGACCCATACCCGGCAGAGATAGACACGACACCAACAAGGGAGATTATCAAGCTTATCAAGACGGCGGGGGCAAATGTATCTATACTCACAAAAGGCGGCATGAGGGCGGAGAGAGATTTTGACTTATATGGCGAGGATGATTCATTCGGCAGTACGTTGACGTCTGCTGATACAGACAAGAGCCTTGAATGGGAGCCTAAAGCGGCTGAGCCATTAAGCAGGATACAGGCAATTGTTGAAGCTCACGAAGTAGGCGTAAAAACATGGGTGAGTTTGGAACCGGTTATCAGTACGCAGGATGCAATAGGATTTGTTACGGATATGCACAGGCACGTTGATTTGTGGAAAGTAGGACGTTGGAACTATGACAGCAGGGCGAATGAAATTGATTGGGGTAGATTCGGGCGAAACATTGAAGGGATACTTAAAATTTTGAAATGTGATTATTACATTAAGGATGATCTACGGAAGGAGATGGAACATGCCAACATGGACTGAGGAAGAGTTTGCAGAATGGCAGAAAAAGCAAGGCATTGCACCGGAGCCTGAAAAGAAACCAAAATATGGCAACGGTCGGCCTATAGTAGACGGCATACACTTTGACAGCAATCTTGAGGCAGCAAAGTACAGCGAATTAAAACTATCTCTTCACATGGGCGTGATTGCTGGATTCTGTAGGCAACCTGAATTTATACTGCTGGAAGGACTGGGGCTGATGAAACCAGAAACGTATAAGGCTGATTTTATAGTATTTAATCTGGACGGAACATATGAGATTATTGACACAAAAGGGATGCAGACAGAAGTGTTTCGTATCAAGGCGAAACAGTTTAAACATAAGTTCCCAAAACTTGAACTGAAAACAGAAGGAGTGTGAGGATGATGGATAAGCTATTGCCGTGTCCGTTTTGCGGAGGTGAAGCATACTTAAATGACATATTGACACGAAAAGGCAGAGACATTGAAATCGGATGCAGAAAATGCGGTATTAAGATGCTGAAAGGGTTTATAAGATATTCGTTTGACCCGATATATTGCCGCGAACTTGCCATTTTAGCGTGGAACAGGAGGATGCATGAAAAAGCTGACAAAGGCTGAGTTTTGCGAAATGGCGAACCGGCGGGAGGATATAAAGCGCAAGTGGAAAGCTCTGCGAGAATACCAGGAGAAGCAGGACATACAGGCTATGGAGGCCGGCAGAAGCTACAGGGTTGGAAAGAGGATGAATGTGATATAGGGGGGTGCCTATGACAAGAGCGAGAGTACGATACTATTTACATAATCTAGACGGGCTAAAGCAGGAGATAGCGGATATCAACGGCGATTTGGAGCAGTACAGGGCAATGAGCAGCGATAGTTTTCTAGTTGATCAGGATGCGGATGTCCTACCTGATGCTCCCGGTACAGATGGCAGCCAGCACCAAAATTGTGATAAGCATAGCAGCACGGAGCAGCTTGCAGTAGTTAGGCTGGACAGGATACAGGCAATGGAAAGCGAACTGTTTCAAAAAAAGACTATCCTTGCAGCGATCAACTGCGTATTGTACTATCTCAACGGATATGACAGGCAAGTTGACAAGCAGATAATACAGCTGAGATATGTAGAGCATTTACAGTGGCGGCAGGTACAAGCAAAAATGCCGCATGACATGTATTATGACATAGACACATTGCGGCACAGAGATCAACGCATCACTGATGAGATCATCAGCAACTATAACGCCAGGTTAAAATAAAAAAGCTCCTCATTTCTGAGGGGCTTTCTCTAACGCGCTTTTTACCAACTGTTCAATCCAGTTTGATAGCGTCCGTCCTTCCTTCTTTGCCTGAGCCTGAGCCTGTGACTTAAGCTCAGAGTTAAACTTGATATTGATGTACGTATCCTTCATTATGCTACCTCCATTCTTTCCACTCAATCACGTCGGTAATTTCGCTGCCATATGATGCAAATTCCGGTTTACCACCGTTCCAGAAAAACATTCCTTTGCGCCATGCATCCGGTTTGCTTGCCGTACGGAATAGTACTGGACAATCTTTATCAGGATAATTCATACTCTTCCTCCAATCTCCCCGGACATGCCGCCGGGGACGGCTTGGTGTGTTAATGGTATCTGATGACGTAATCTGATTTTGAAAAGCCTTTGATCCTCTTGCTGCCCTTTTTATCAATTACGACAAGCGTTATTCTACCTATTCCATTTTGCAAGACTTGCCCTGTGATAACCTTGGAGCCGGATTTGAGCGATTTAACCAATGTTGCGTTCATGATATTACCTCCAATCTTGATTTTGGAGGCCGCAGATGCTACAATATTTCTACGGCCTCGGCCTATAGTCCCCGGATGCTTGAGAGTGCGGAAGGGGGCTATTTTAAATTGTTTCACAGTCTTGCAATATTATTTCGCTGTATCGTGCGCCGTACAGTCTAAATCCATGTCGCAGGTGTTTCCCGTTTTGATATTCTGACAAAATGTTTTTGATTATAGCTGAAAGAGTTTTATAATTGTCGCTGTCTTTCTGTGTGAATGCGTCTCTCTCAGCTAAAGCAAGTGTAAATCTATTGTGTATGTCGTCACGGCGTTTAGCTTTATCCATTTCCTCTACCTCCATCAATTATTTTGCCTTTCGGCTGAGATAGGGTTTTTCGGCGGAACCCTGCAAAACCGCTTGACATTAACTATAATAACGTCTATTAAGCTTTTTTCTTGCTCCGCTAAGCGAATAGCCAGAAAGTGAAAATTGACACGTTCCCGTTTCCTGGTTGTATGTGCCCGTAGCATCATTGTGATAAAATATGCCTTCTCCGTCTTTGTTTGTGTGATACCAACCGCCCGTTTCGGGACGTTCCCAGCGAAACGAACCATCTGACGCTTTCGATAATTTTTTAATCATAACATATACCTCCCGTTATCGCCGCTCCGTATCCCGGAGTTGTCGGCTGTCTTGCTGATGTATCCATATTATCACCTTGTCAACACAATGTCAACATTTATTTTGGTGATTTTAAAAATAAGTCTAAAGTCCTACAAACAATTGTTCGAATTTGTTGTTGCAAAAAGCCTTGAAATGTGCTATAATAAAGGCATTGAGGGAAATATGAAAGGGGTAAAAAGAATGGAAAATAGATATGAAATACATGGTCAGGAAACATTTATTTTTATTGAATACAAAGGAAAAGAAATAACAACATTGATTGACACGGAAGATCTAGAAAAAGTGAGCCGAATTAAAAATACATGGAAAGCAAGATATGACGTAAATGTTAAGAATTATTATGTTTATTGTTGGCAAGACCATAGTTGTATATCCCTCCACAGGTTAGTAATGGAAACGCCAACTGGGTTAGTGGCAGACCACATAAACCATAATACTTTAAATAATAAAAAATCAAACCTGCGGAATGTAACACCATATGAAAATAGCCAAAACATGATAAAAGATAACATACATCTATGTAAACAAACTGATGAGTTTAAACGGCTTGAAGCTATTCGGCAACTAATAAGAAGACAGAAGAAATATGTCCGCTCACTATTAGCTAACTCATAAAAACCTGCAGACCTATACCGTAGCTGCAATATGTCCGATAATAGTCCGTTTTCTTGATTTATAGGCATGATATACTGTAAGCAGTTGAGCTGTCCGGGAGGATGGCTTATTTTATTGGGCAAAGCTGGAAGAGTGCCGTAATAAGGTAAAATGGATGTAGGGGGGATGATATGCCAAACAATGCAATGTGTGCGCAATGCGGCAATCACAGCATGTGCAAAGATAGCGAATATACATGTCCTGCGCTGGATAAGCTGCTACAAATATACAAAGAGACACGCCACAAGGAGCGGCACCAGATCATAAAAAAGCTGCAAAAAGATATAGGTATTGTGGATGCAGAGCCAAGCAGGGATATGCGGAGATTGGCTGATCAGATTATAGAGAGATTTCCGGAGTTGAGCATAATACCGGAATATGGTATCGGGATTGGGTATGTGCTGAGCCAGGAGCGACCGCCAGAAAAGGCCGGAAAAACAAAATATGCAGATTGCCGAAAGGTAAAGCTGTGTTATCAGGCATGGCTACCGTATGATTTCATTATTACGTTTTATGAAGCAAATACAGAACTGCTGAGTGAAAACCAAAAGAAAATATTAATGCTCCATGAATTGAAACATGTTGGAATCGGAGAAAAAGGCTTGAAGCTTGAGGAACATAATATTGAGGACTTTAAGGATATACTGAAACGATATGGAATTGACTGGAATTGTTTGGATGAAAATGTAATTGATATATTAAGTGAAGATGATATTATTTTGAATGAAGGTGAGTGAATATGGATGAACTGCAAAGTAGTAATAATGATACGACAAAAGTAGACATATACCAGCCGACACCAGCTGAAATAAAGTTGATGGAGGTATTATTAAATCCTGAATACCGCATGAAATCAGTCACCGACATATGTAAAACAGCCAATATCAGCAGGCAGCACTACTACAATATAGTTAAAAAACAAGAATTTAACGAGTTATGCAAACAGACAGCGACCGACTTAGTAAAAGCTGAAATATTACCGCTTATATACACCGGGATAAAAGAGGCCAAAAGAGGCAGCTTTCAACATTGGAAGGTGTTAATGGAAATGTCCGGCATGTATGCTGAAAAAATGGATCATAGCGTCAGTATCACCTTTGAGCAACTCCTGAAAAAGGCACTGGAATCAGGGGAATAGTTGACATAACTACATTTTTTAGAGTCTGTGTAAGGCTCTTTTTTAATGCGATTTTATGCGTTTTGGCAATACCGACATACTATATGTTGTGTTTTGGGTGCAAAAGTGTAGCACTGTATTGCAAAAAGCCCTATAACCCTATCAAAATGGGGAAACGTAATTACGCTAAACTTTTATTTTGTTTATAAACCTAGTTATATGAGTAGGTAATAATTATTATTTTTTGAAAGGAGCTGATCTATCACTTATCACCTCAAATCTGCGGTGCTGTTGTTGGGGTAAAAAATAAAAAAATGAGGTGGTATTTATGAAAAGTAAGATTGTACAAATGCACAATAAAGAATTCCTGAAACATCCAGCAGACAGCATATTTCAGGATGGATATGGGCAAATACCTAAAATGGTGATGTGTGATAAAGGCTTGAACATACACGCCAAAGCAATATATAGTTACCTGAGTTCTTTCGCAGGTGGAGGTAATACGGCTTTCCCGAGCATAGGCAGGATATGTGAGGACTTGGATATATCAAATAAGACGTTCCAGAAGTTTTTCAAGCAGCTTGAATCAGAAGGGTATATGAAACGGATACACGCAATATCAGAGGATAACAAATTCTATAACAACATATATGAATTTGTTTACAACGTGCCTAAAAAGGCGAAGAAACAGCAAGGAAAGACAGTTCCGTTTTAATTATTTACGTTTTTGTTAAAGCCAGTACTTATTAATAAAAGATGTTCAATATTAGTGTGTACGTGAGCCGTGGGGAACGACGTACACACGGCTATTCTGGAAAGGCTTATAGTTGTAAGGATACAAGGTTTCAAAAATAGGTCATTTTTATGAAAACAGGGTGAAATTTTAATAGTTTTATTTGAGCGATTGGAGGACATATGAACGCAAAAGAAGTTATAAGCAGGTATGCGCTTGATATAGAGGATTTGGAAAGGCAAAAAGCAAGGCGTAAAGCGGAGATGATTCTCTCGCTGTCAAAAGACAAAGGGTGGATGGAGTCTGATTTTATAAGGTGGTTCTATTGGGAAACAGATTTTTCACTGGATATCCTGTCTGAAGCTTCTGGTGTACGCACACACAAAATACAGTCAATGGTTGGCGCAGCGTATCCGGTGCCGTATAAATGTCATAAGTGTAAAGAAACACGTTATCATATGTGCAATTCACGGCTTGAAAAAAATACATTTCTCTCACCAAAGAACTTAAAACACTACTTATGTGAGGTTTGCGAAAAAGCAAAAATTAAAGAAGATGACGAAAAACGGATTAAAAAGATACAGGCAAACGAAGCGAAGGCAAGAGATAAAGGCAGGTTCCTCCACGAAATGCCGTATGACGAATTTCTTGAAACGGATTATTGGAAAAAGTTTAGTCACGAACGGAAAAGAGACGCAGATTATAAGTGCACAAAATGTGGCAGAAGGGATTTAAATCTTCACACCCACCATTTAACATATGAGCGGCGTGGATACGAGCGAAAGACAGATGTGGTTGTATTGTGTGAGGCTTGCCACAAAGAAGCACACGGTATGGAGATACCGCAATATATGATACGTAACCCTGTTTCGTTAAGGGATAGGGTGCTACAGGTTATCGGCAAGTAACAACGCCTGACCGCCGCAAGGCATCAGATAAAATGAGATGAAAGGAAGTTAAGTATGAAAAAGCTTGAACATGACCTATTGACATCAAAGTATACGGAGGTTTACCACGAATTGCCGGAGGACATGAAGTACAACGCTCCGCATCATTTTTCCGTAAGCACAACAGCGGAACCAAGTACAATATTGGCAGATATCCACTTCCAGGAAGGCCCTATCAAGGAATGCGACGTGAACGGTGTGATGAACGAGGATTTAATAGCAATGGTTATCACACGCCTTGAACATTTTCAAAAGTCTGATTTTGCCTGTAGAGAAAACGCGCTGGCGATAACGAAACTGGAAGAAGCTTTACTGTGGCTTAGAAAGCGCACGATGGGAAGAGAAAATCGGAATGTGGAGGGGACGCATAATGTGTAAAATATCAGAATTACCAACAGATTTAAGCGAACTCAGGAAAAGTTTTCTTGCCGACACGGAAAGCTTTGAACACCAGTCCATGAAACGTACATGTCTTGTTGTGGCTGTCAATCTGCCAACCGGTGCAGTCGAAATCATTACCAACACAAGTCAGTTAGCTTCAAAGATTGAGTATTACAAAAACGCCTATGACGACAACTTTTGCTTGAAAAACAATCCCGCTATTCAAATTGTGGGGTATATGCTGGTTTAACATTCCCCCACCCGCAGCCTAAAAGTTCGGTTTGAGTGAAGTCAGCTTCTGGCGGGGATGGGGATTTATAGGAGGAAATATGAAAATATATGAATGGAAAGATGGTATGAGCCTCGAAGAGTCAAAAGATGGCGCATACTGGGAAAGAAATATGTTGGCGTTGCTTTTGGCACGTACAATCAATGGATATTGTGAATCGCAAGGACTTACTGGCGATAATTGCGGATGGTACTATGACACTGACAATAACTGTAGTGGGTGGAAGCGTGTAATAAGTATTGCTGCCGGCAGCATAACGTTTCATATTCCGGATAATTTTGACGTTGGGGATCTTCCTCAGATTAAGCCTAACTGGGATGGATATTCAACAAAGAAGAAATGGCTCGATGTTATGGAAAATTGCGGTTGTAATATGGAGGGCTTATGAAAGACAGATATTGGTATATGCAAGACAGAATAGGATTTTTCGGGACAGGGTTACTCATAGGCTTTGCGGTAAGCGTTGTCATAATGATATTTGCGAGGTGAATCATGGAAGCGCATGAATTAGCAAAGAAATTACTTGAACTGCCTGATGAAACAGTATTCATCAAAACAGATAAAGGCTCATTCCACATTAAAGATGTCAAACTGTGCAGCTGCGAAGCTGAAATATTTATAACTTTGAAAGATTTTTAAGGGAGGTGTTAGAAGATGATTGTAAGTTATTTAAGTGATGATGAAACGTATGGGCTTCCAAAAGTGTCCAAAAAAGCATTAAAGCGTGTGGGCGAAAAAGTAAAAAGCTTCAGCTGGAATGCTACAAAAATCATGGAACGCAATGCGGCAGATGTGTTAAATAATATCGCGAGGGAGAATTCAGGATGCTATGATAAGTGCCTGAAACGGAGTAGGGAGGAAGTATAATGCTGTTATATCCAGATGATGGTAGTGTAACATTTAGCAACAATCAACCATTGAGGTATGTAGAGGCTCCTGAGTTTATTGAGCCGATTGCCGATCCTATCATAATGAACACGCCAAGGTATCAGGCACCGGTCAAGAATTCGACCTATAAGTATCCGTGGAAATATACCGAGAATGAAAGGCCATGCGGAAAATACGGCAGATGCTATGACTGCGGGATGGAGTATGGAACATTTCCTGATATGGTTATTTCCAATGAACTATGGGCGTTAATTACACCTTCCCAGCACAAGGAAGGCGGGCTCTTATGCCCTACTTGCATTGCAAACAGACTTGATTTTATCGGCAAATGGTATGATTTAAGACTTTTAAATTCAAAGTTTGGCATCAACCCCGACTACCTAAAACTAGCTAAAATCGCCTTTGACACAGTATTGCGGACGTTGATAGAGGGCGAAAAGGTGCATGTGGCGGATGAGTGGAAGGATATACCGATTGCTGAGCACGGAGAACACGCATATGACCATATACGAAACTTTGTAAATGGGAGAGCATTCAAGGGACTGGAAACGGGCGAAGATAACATAGCTCATGCTTTAACCCGCTGTGCCATGATTAAGATGTTGGAGGATGAACATGCCATATAATATCAAAATGCTTACCATTTACGCCAACGTAATCAAAGAAAAGGTAAGACTGTTAACGTGGAATATCTGGCAGAAACTAAACCACCGATTGCTTAAAACTTACCCGCTGATTGAAGACCGTGCAAGATGCGAAGACTGCGGTAGAAACGTACACGACTACCATGTAGATGATGAAGTCTGGATAAAAATATACGGCAGCGAAGCAGGTACGCTTTGTTATGATTGCTTTTGCAACCGGTCTGATAAACTGGGTATATGGTATCGGATAAATTAGTATTGGAGGTGGAATCATGATTAAACGCACATCAAAAGGCTACCAGGTCAAGTCAGAATCCGGCAAGAACCTGTCAAAGCCAAACCTCACTAAAGCAGAGGCGAATAAGCGGCTGGCACAGGTGGAGGCTTTCAAGCACATGAAGAGGGGCAAGCCATGAAATATATCATCTACATAGCTGTATATCTTGTCCTGACAGCGTTATTTCTGCTGTTCAACTATGGTGCGCATATGGATGATCCGCCTGATGATATGTCATAATGCTAGATATTTTTGTATTATCCACGCAAATAAGCCTATATAATATGTCAAAATGATAGATTAAAGGAGAATAACCATGAGCAGCCATTATACTAGAAACAAACACAAACTATGTAATATTGTAAGGCGTGAAAAATACGACGAAAAAGGATTAATGAAGCATGATATTTTCTGCTTTTTAGGCTGGAACCCTAGTTGCTTTAAGTGTAATTCATGCAACAATAAAACGTGCTTTAATGATCGAAAATTAGCGTTTAGGGGGAATGATGATCATGTATAGCATCCCATTATCCCGCCCATCTTACCTTCCCTACATAGACGAAATATTACAAGTTACTGAAAAGGTATTGCGCTCTGGAAATATCGCACAAGGCACAGTTGTAGCAGAGTTTGAGCAGCGCATAGCCGACTATGCCGGTACAAAGTATGGCATAGCAGTATCATCCGGTACGGCTGGACTGTTTTTGTGCCTGAAAGCCTGTGGAGTAGGACAAGGCGATGAGGTTATAACGACACCTTTTTCATTTATAGCCTCAAGCAATGTCATAGTTCACGCAGGAGCAAAGCCTGTGTTTGTGGATGTTGACAGAGAGACATACAATATGGAGTATCGAAATATATCTGATTACTTGGCGAGCCACGATCATAATATAAAAGCTATATTACCCGTGGACTGTTTTGGTTCACCTGTAGATACAAATAAAATGCGGTTCAGGTATGAAAACGGATACTACAAATGGGATGATACAAAAATCATCATTGATTCCTGTGAATCATTTGGCAGCAAATTTGACCGCCCGTTTGACGCTGCCGTATATGCTTTTTATCCTAACAAACAGCTTACAACGGGCGAAGGTGGCATAGTTGTAACCAACAGTAAAGACATAGCTGAATACTGCCGTGCAATGCGCAATCAGGGGCGCAAGGAGGGTGACAAGTGGCTTGATTCGTCTTTTGTAGGCTGGAACTTTAGAATGACGGATTTACAGGCCGCTATAGGGCTTATACAGCTTAATCACTGGGATGAAATCAGGAATAAGCGCAGGTACAATGCGCTGCAATATACTATTGAATTAGGCGAACTATACTTTGCAGGAAAAGTAAGATGGCAGGAACAAACAAATGACGATATTTGCCCCTTTGTATTCACTGTAGAAGTAGATAACAGAGACAAAGTTATGCAGTATATGTTGTCACATGGAATCGAAGTTAAGCCGTATTTTCCATGCATCCACTTGCAGAAACCGTATCGTGAAATGGGGTATCGCGAAGGTATGTTCCCCATAGCCGAAGAAATAGCAAGCAGGACATTAGCATTGCCGTTTTGGAGCGATATTTCAGAAGAGGAGATAATTGAGGTATGCAGAGTGTTGAAGGAGGCATTATGAAAACGTATCACGAAGAAACACCAAAAGAATTTTATCAAAAATATGGGGTTAAGGCATGTTTAACCGACAGAATAATCTACTACATGCAAATTCCTACAATAAAATTTATTATAATTGTTGTTTCAAGTGTATTGGCGGCAACGATTACGCATTTGATTTTAAGGAGGTAGAGCCATGAAGCGTATTTGTGTTATAACAACATCACGGGCAGACTACGGATATTTGTACTGGATAATGAAAGACATAGAATCAAGCGACAAACTTGAATTGCAAATAGCGTATCCTTGTACTCATCAATGCCAAGAAGAAATATGGAATACATTTACCAACCACAATAATCATGCCGTTTTAGGCGATATGAATGGCATATACGACATAGGACAATTTTTAAACAGGTGTTTAGAGGTATATGACATACTAAAACCTGATATGATACTTGTTTTAGGTGACAGATTTGAGACTTTAGTCGCTGCCACGGCTGCCTTGCTGCTGAACATAAAAATTGCTCATGCCCATGGCGGCGAGACAACTACAGGCAGCTTTGACGACAATATTCGCAATGCAATTACCATGATGGCAGACTATCATTTTACAGCACATGGGAAATACACAAAAAGGGTAAAAGAAATGCTGATGGGATCTCCTGCCTGGAATCAACACCTGCACTTAGACTACGACGAATACTGGACTGATAAATATAAGGTTTATACAATCGGTTCCCCCGGCCTTGACTGGCTCCACCGTGCAAAGTTACTTTCCAAGCATGAATTACAGCAATATGTCAATATTGACCTGAATCAGCCGTTTATTGTGGCTTGTCTGCATCCTGTGACAAAGGAATTAGAGCATACAAAGCATTGCATTGTAAGTTTTTTAACCGCAATAGCAGGCACAGATGAACAAATAATTTTAATACAGCCAAATTGTGATCCTGAAAACAAAAAAATAAAAGAATCAATACGATATCTTAAAACTGGATTTGACATAAAAAACGACAAAAGACTTTGTGTTGTCGGCAACCTTGACCACATTGTTTACCTGTCCCTGCTTCAATATGCTGAATTTATGGTGGGGAATTCATCTTCCGGCATCATTGAATCAGCATTATTTAACCTGCCTTCTGTGAGCGTAGGCAATCGACAGGCGGGACGAATTAGGGGGAGCAATGTATTTGACTGTCCTTGCGAAACGGAGGCTATTTTGACCGCCATAGACAGGGCGAGGGAATGGAACGCTACGGTAGGAAAATGTGAAAGCCCGTACGGCAAGGGCGACAGCTCAGAAAAAATTGTAAAAATATTGGAGGAATTGTTATGTTAATGTGTCGGGCGGTCGAAATTAAAGAAGGACTATTTGGTGAAGAAAATTTTTCGTTATCCGATGGTGGCAAAATAGAAAATTATACATTTCAACAATCGGGAGTTCTTTTACCTGTTTCTAACGTAAAAGAATTTACAAAAACACGTACAATCACAGTTCCCAAACAACCTAAAACGCCATTACAGGAATCAATTGAAGAAATACAGGAGTGGCAGAAAGAAAATAAGTTTGAAAAACTTTTGCCACAAATAAAAAATAGTTTAGCAGATTTTATTCCGATTTTAATTCCTGCAATATTGCTTGCGTTTTTCTTTATTGCCATAATTTTTAATATTAGGATAACGCTTTAATGAAAGGATAAAATTATGAACGCTTGCATCTTTTTAACTGCCCGCATAAACAGCTCAAGACTGCCAAAAAAAGCATTACTTGACATAAACGACGAAACGGTAACAGACATACTTATCAACAGACTAAAGAAAACCAATATACCGATTATAATGTGCGCTACAACTGAGCAGGATGATAGACGATACTTAAAGCCTATAGCCGATAATCACAACATAGGCTATCACGAAGCACCTGCGGGCAATATAATCGCACAGCACCTTCAAGCGGCAAGGGAAAATGATGTTGATTACATTATTCTTTCAGAAGTCGACGACTGGCTTGTATGCACGGAAACCGTAAACGCTGTCTACTACAGGGCAAATGAATTAAAGTTCAAGAAGGCTGTCCGTACAAATGGTCTGCCTTTTGGTATGAACGTTATAGCATATCCGCGTGAAAATCTGGAAAACGCAGGTTTTACAGGCGACACCGGATGGGGTGCATATGTCACAAAAGGCGCGTATGTACTTGAGTTTAACTATGCAAGGCAATATAAATTGAGCATGGACTATTTGGAGGACTTTGAAACCATGAAAGACGTGTATCTGAACTGCAAGCGCAATCAGTATGTTGGCGGGATAGTCAGTTACATGGATAAACGCATTAAGGCGGGGAGGCGATAACATGATTTGTGATAAAAACGATATGCAAAACATAAGCGAATTTACATTGCAGAAATTCAAATTTGCATTAGAAGGACGGATTTCACAGGAAATGGTGCGGGATTGTCCAATGGAAGTATATGTGGATTATATGGCAAAAGATATAGTCTACAAATTGACAAGGAATGTCTTGGGTGAAAAGTTAGACACAATAAAATATCCTGAAAACTGGAAAGAGGCCATAAAAGAGGCCCTTTTTAATTGGGCTAAACCATTGTCATTTTTAAACAAAAGATACCCTGTCAAATACAAAACTTATGATGCGGTAATGTATTACCCAAAGATGGCAATGCCTGAACAAGAACATCAATTTAGGTTTGTGAGGAATCAAAATGAAAATTAAAGAATTTTTTGAAAATCTTTTAACTTTAGACTATAGACAAATACCTAAATATAAAAAAAGGATAATATCAACAAGCATTTCAGCCTGCGAAGTTTCTCCTAATAAATTTTCTGAAAAAACGGAAATAAAATGGAGGATTGAAAAATGCAAATAATAAGAAAGTTGAGGAATTACAAAAAATAATGAAAATAACACTTGCACAAGTAAAGGATGGTAAGCAGTGTATCGCCGCAAAGCATCCTGTTTTCTATCCCGAGCTGATCAAACCGGCATACATAAACGGCATGACAGGGTATGGATTTGAGGAACACCGTTTTGGCAAAAAGTACAACACATACTGCATAAATGCCTTTTCGTACAGAAAAAATCATTTGTTCCCCGGATACGATGACGGCAGGAGTCCTGGAAAGAAGCTGCCATATACCTATGTAGGCGGCATGAAAACGTATGTTGTCATCTGTTATGACCTGCGCTTTCCGGAACTGTTTGCAAAAATGGATAAGCCTAACTTGATAGTAGTTCCTGCCGATTGGCCGCTTATACGTATTCATCACTGGGATGCACTACTTAAGGCGAGGGCGATTGAAAGCAGGTGCTTTTGCGCCGGGATAAACAGGAACGGGCACAGCGCAGTATACAACTGGAATGGCGATTGTTTGAACGATATTGACGAAACAGAAAGGTTTATTGAGGTGGAATTATGAGAGTATTGCTAATTGGCAACGGTAGCATGAGTAAACGTAGGCAACGCTGTTTGAAAGCACTTGGGCATAATGATTTTGCGGTATGGGATGTGACTGACAAAGCGACTATTGATGAGGTTGCACAGATATGCAAGCCTGACGCAATGATAGTTTCAAGCCCTCCAAAAACAAAAGGTGAATATATTGAACTTGCAGCAAAATTGGGGATACCTGTGTTTTGCGAAGCCGATGTCGTAAGCTACACAGAAGGCCCGTACTACCCATCCTGTTCACTTATTTATCATCCTGGGATTCAGAAAATACACGAATTGTTGGACAATGAAGCTTTAGGTAGGATTTATTGCTTTACTTATCATCAAGGAATGCACCTGCGAGATTGGAGGCCAAAAGGATTTGACTTTAAGGGCTACTATGCCGCTGAACACGCGACACGTGAAATGTTTTGTTTCGAATTGTCGTGGCTTAGTTACCTATTTGGAACACCAACTGATGCAACCGGATTTATCAATAAAAAGCTTTACGACCTTGACATAACAGCTGATGATGTGTATTCTGCAAGCGTCAAATTCCATAACGAAAAAGCTATTGCGGAATATATCTGCGGAATACCAATATATCCATCAAGGTACGACGAACTAAAAAAACAATTTTCAGTTATCGGCAATGTCCTAATTGAAATACTATCCCGTCCTGCTATCCGCGAACTACGTATCGTCGGTGAAAAGTGCAATCTTCTGTGGAACTGGAACAACAGCTACATTTCACTTGAACATCCTGACGGTGCGGTTATAACGTATGGCTACGACAAGGGCAAAGCGGCAGACGGTTACAATGCGAATATCTGCGAGCAGATGTATATTGCTGAAATGCAGAATTTCATAGACGCTATACAGAACAAAGCAGAGTATTTGTTCAGTCGCGATGATGAAAAAGCGGTTATGGATATGCTGAAAAAGGTGGAAGGGAAATGAATAATATAGTAAAAAAATATATATCAACAGGGCAGCATGTTCTTTACACATTAGAAGGACTTAAGGATTTAAACGTTGATTACAAAACAGCAGAAACATTTTTTGATGGCACAACTTTATATCGCATAATAAAGAATTTACCAGATGAAAACGGGTTCATAGAATGTAAAGAGTTTGCGCCTTATTATCCGTCAACAATGGCATTCTTTGATAAAGAAAAGTAAAAACAAATTCAGCAGCCAAATGGCTGTTTTTTTTATGTCAAATTTTATGGAGGTTGTATATGCCAACAAAGGAACAGATTGAGGCGATCATAAGGGAATTGCGGCGCATTATGCGGATCATGGACTGGGACATTGAAATTATATATACAAATCAGTACGAAGTAAAGCATTTGATGAATTCTGATAATCTGGACACTGCAATGATGTGTGAAAGATATAGGCTAAGAAAAGAAGCCAGAATATACGTTAATGTAGACCATTTAGCGTTATCTACCGATTGGTATGAATCGATAGTACATGAGCTATACCATATCGTAACCGGAGAAATTTGCGATATAGCTGATGATTTAATGGACGAAGCGAACGTTTCAGAAACAACCAGAAGGCAAAAGAAACAATTCAATGAAGTTATGGTTGTTCATTTAGCCAAAATATTTGTTTCTCTTTATCCTATATCAAACTTTGACCACATATTAAAAACGGAGGTTACAAAATAATGAAGTATTACGCTACATATAGCAGATCACAAGATTGCTTTCCTGCGAATGCGCCTGACACTTTTACCAGCGGCAAAGGCTGTCGCGTTACGGCGGCGGATGGCAGAGAGTTTATAGACTGGGGGATGGGACTCAGGGCTGTATTGCTTGGATATTGTTATCCCGCAGTAGATGACGCAGTAAAGAAAGCCATAGACAAAGGTGTATGTTTTACGCGATCTAATCCATATGAAGGCGAATTACGCGAGATTATTACGCAAGAGTTGAAGCTGGGCGAAGAATGTAAGTTCGGGAAGAATGGCTCAGACGCGACAAGCGCGGCAATAAAACTGACATGTGAATACACAGGGCGAGACTTGATTCTGATTGCAGAAGAAAACCCGTTCTATGCTCAACAGGACTGGTTTATTGGCACGACACCAGTAAATGGAGGCATACCGAGAGATTCTACTGTAAAAAAGTATTCCTACAACAGCATGACTGTCAATGATAAGATATATGACCCAGTAACAATTGATTGGCACGATAACTTTATCACCCTTGATGAATATGTCGGAAGTCACTGCATTGCCGCCATTATCCTTGACCCTGCTACGGTTGACGTGACAAAAGAAAAGCTGCAGTACATCCGTGACCTGTGCGACAAATACGGCTGCATGATGATACTTGATGAAACTATATCCGGATTCCGGTACGACATACGAGGTGTACAGGGGCTATACGGCATTAAGCCTGATTTAGTTTGCTACGGAAAAGGGATGGGAAATGGATATGCGGTAAGCTGTCTGGCTGGCAGAAATGAACTGTTTGATTTAGGGCTACGCGGGAAGGGAAACGTATTTCTGCTTTCGGGTACTTATTTTAGCAACACGCCTGATTTGGCGGCGGCAATAGCGACCATACATGATCTGCAAAATTACCGCACAGAGGAATTTGATGAGGATAATCCATGGCCGCCGGAAGCAATCGGTGCAAATAAAAAGTTGTACACCATAGGGGACATGCTGACTTGCATCACAAATATTAGCATTCAGCAATACGGTTTACAAAAAGACGTTTTAATCAGCGGGTATCCGTCGTGCCCCATGATGAAATGGAATGATTTAAGGTTCAAGACAATATTCGATTATAGGATGATTGAGGACGGAATATTGATGCCGTATATCGCGCCCTCGCTATCACATAGCATTCAAGATGTGCATGCTACCCTTTCCGCAATAAGTGATTCACTTAACTTTGTCCGTTCCGCACTGGAATATGAAGATTTGGACAAATTCATTGAAAAGAAATGTGGCAATTGGGTAGAAAAGCCAGTTTTCAGAAAGGCGTGATGCTAATGACAACCGAACAGATTGAAAACATCTTGCGATACCATAACCAAAACGGCTTTCGCAATGATATGAAAATGATATATGGCAGAATTGCGGATCTTAGGCAAAAACCCGAATTATCTGCCATAAACTATAAGGTGGCGGTTCCGGCTAACCGCAGTAATGTTTCAAGCGTTGAAGTTTTTGTTGTCCGCAATGCGACGGTTCTGGAAATGGAACTAGAGGCGAAAGAGATTGAACGGTTTGTAAGTAAGCTTGACAGTGCAATATCAAGTTTGCTTCCGAATGAACGTAGCATTTTACTGTCAAGATATTTTACAAAAGACGGCAGTGTAAGGGAATTTAAAAACGTTGCTGCAGAATGTGGTTATAGTGAGGATTGGTGTATAAAATTAAACCAGAAAGCACTTGAAAACATAGATACATTTCTGTGTGGGTACAAAATTGAGTGGCAAACATTACGGTAGTTCGGTTTTTGTTCGGTTCATAGCTCAATATACGGTATATAATAAAGATAATGGCATATCTCCTATATACATTTTGGATAAGGCGGGAAACTGCCTTATTTTTTTATGTCGAAAAACGGGGTGGGATAGTGGAAGAACTAAAAAAATTAATAAGGGATGTTAAACTTTATTGCATAAAATTTCTTAAAATACGTGATAAAAACGGTAATATAATAATTTTTATACCAAACGAACCGCAGGAACAACTGATAAAGATAGTGGAAGACTGGAAAGAAAAGTATCCCAATCCGCTTGCAAGGCCGACATTGTTTATTATTATACTTAAAGCAAGGCAAATTGGATTTTCAACAATAGTAGAAGCTATATTTTTCCACGAACTGCATTTTAGCCCTAACAAAGTGGCAATGGTTGTGTCGTATGACGAGGATTCGGCCAAAAACATAAATGATATGTCGGACAGGTTTTATCAGTACTTGCCTGACTTTATCAAACCAATGCGGCGTTCTTCTCAGGGCAAGGGGATTCTATTTGAGAACCCAACAAACAACCAGAAGGTATTTGAACAAAATCCCGGATTACAATGTAAGTTTTTGATTGATACAGCAAGGAATGCAAATGCGGGTTCATCGTTTACCATAAATTACCTGCATATTTCTGAATTAAGTAAATGGCCAAACGCAAAAGAAACGCTAAAATCATTATTACAAGCCGTTCCGCAGTATGGCGGTATATGCTTTTTGGAATCTACAGCAAACGGAATTGAATATTTTCACAAATTATGGAAACAAGCCAAGCGCAAAGAAATAAATTACGTCCCCATATTTGTAGCATGGCATCAGCACAAAGAATACACAAAACCGTTTGAAACAGACATTGAAAGAGAATCGTTTGTACTTGATAAAGCAGAAATAGAAATACAGCAATTATATAATCTTACGCTTGAACAGTTGAACTGGCGAAGAGACACCATAAAGACCAAGTGCAACGGTGATGTTGATACGTTTAATCAAGAGTATCCGGATTCAGACGAGACGGCGTTTTTGACCTCTGGACGGCCTGTATACGACAGAATGAAGGTTGCAAAAAGAATTAAGTATCTCGAAGAGGTATATTTAGCCAATCCGCCCGAAACTGGATACATTGAATTCGACCAGCAGTGTAACAGGATGAAATTTATTCCCGACCCCAAAGGTACGGTTATCATTTACGAACACCCAAAACCCAATGTACCTTATGTAATCGGCGGTGATATAGCCGAAGGGCTAAGAGATGGTGACTGGCTTGTTTCGGATGTTGGGGACAACACAACCGGTGAACAGGTGGCAAAGCAACGGTTACATATTGCGCCGGACTTATTCGCATTAGAGCAAATAAAGCTCGCAAAGTATTATAACCAAGCGTTAATAGCGGACGAGGTCAATAATCATGGACATGTGACAATATCCGCTTTGAAAAATGAGGGATATTACTTCCAGTACAAGCGTGAACGGTTTGACAAGATAAGCCAAACCAAGGAACAAAAGTTTGGATTTGACACCAAGGAGCAGTCGAGGCAAAGGGTTATTGACAGAACAAGGGCGATTGTAAGGGATGAAATAGAACTGATAAATGACCTTGAAACCCTGGGAGAAATGCAGACATTCATTTATAACGACCAAGGCAAGGAAGAAGCGGAGCAGGATTGCCACGATGATTGTGTAATGAGTTTTGCCATACGACACGAAGCCCGTTCACAGCAACGCGCATACTCAGCACCCGAACCGCAGAAGTGGGACAACACAAAATACACGCATCCAAGCGTATTGATAGACTCAACTAAAAACCCGCAGCTGAAACGATATTATCAAAAGAAATTTGGGAGGAAATGAAATGGATTTTGAAAACACAACAACCCCTGAAATTAGGATGGCTCCAACAGTAAAAACGATAAAGGACGTTCCAAAACGTCCCGAAACCAAGCGTAAATCAATGTGCAAAATGTCCAAAGATGAACTTATGGAATTTGCGGCGGAACGGCTTATTGGCTTGATGGCGACGTTTGATGAAAAGATTTATCGCACAGATACAGCCTACAAAAACGCATTCGACATTGAATTTATGTACGGTGTGGCAGCTTATGCAATGCTCGGTTTTCGAGACGTACATTTCCCGGTTGAAACATTTCTTGAGGAATATGGCAAGTCGTTACAGCGTGTGCAGGTAAGGAAACGGATTCTTGAATAAAAAAGCAGGTGATAGCATGGACATTTTAAAGCCTGTCAAGTCGCTCATAAGTGGGGTGAGAAAGAAAATGCAGGAAATTAAAGATATGGACGAAATGGTCAGAGAAGCGACAACCCTTATGGAAGAGTACGAAGCCGCCGACAAGGAAAAGCAGCCGTGGAATGATAAATTTGACCGCGAGGAAAAGATTTATGTCGGCGACAGGGAATTCGGCAATACATACTCCGATGGTGCTACAGACGACGCACGTACACCCATAAGAATATCGCAGTCTATTATAGAAGCTCAGATTGACCTTAACATACCCGAAGCTGTGTTTAAGCCTGTAGCGGAGGATGATGAACTGTCCGTAAAAAAATTACAGGCAGAAGCTGACTACACCATCCGAAACAGTGACCTTGACGAGGTTAATTCATCCGCTGAACGCGTGGTAAAAAAGCACGGCATAACCTGTTACAAGGTCTTATGGAATTTCAACTATCAGGGCCCCGGATTCAGGGGCAGACCTGAAATAGTAGATGTGCATCCGAAAAATATAGCGTGGGCGGCTGGCAGCGTTGATAAAAATAAATGCCGCTGCATGTATCATATTGAAAATGTGACTTTGCAGGAGTGCATCAAAAAGTACGGCGATATTGCTAAAAAGTTACCCGATTATGGGCTTTGCGCTGATATAAAATATGATACTGTAGGTGATGGCAACGGTTCAAATGTGCACAATACCAATGATGCAAACGCGCACATTGATCTTATGACTGAGCAGATGAATCACCCGCTTACAAAGTATACCGTTATAGAAAAGTGGTATCTTGACGACGACGAGCTTTGCCTAACGGTATTCAGCGATAAACTTATTTTGTTAAAGAAACCGAAGTATTACCACAGACGCAAGTATGATCCGGAGAAAGAGGAATTTGTACAGGATGAAAAGGGCAATGAAGCTTTTCTTGACTACGAAACCGTTGACGAGGACTATATGACGGAAATCGAGGAAGAGATTCCGGATGATTCGGGAACGGTTAACAAGGTCAAAACTCCTGTTGTTAAAATACCTCAAGGTACACAAGTTCCTTATTATTACCCGAAAGGTCCTAAGTCTATTCCCATAGTCATACAGAACAACATCCCACGTTCAAAGTCAATAGTTGGCATATCAGACATTGAAAGAACGGCAGACTTTGAGCAGACGATGAAAAAGATGATATACAAGCATGAGGAAAAGATTCTCAAAGGAACAACGAAGGTTCTGTACAACAAAGCTATGGAGGAAGAAGCTGCCGCATTGCTAGACAATGACGATATGACCGTTATTGGCGTAAATGATGTAGCCAACTTTAAGGCCGTAGACTTCAAAGACAACGGGCGGGAGGCTCTTGAATTTTATTCATTCATATCCGACCAGCTACAGTACATGATAGGCATTACATCTGTATGGCAGGGTATAAACAAAGGTGAATCACAGTCCGGTAAGATGACAGATTCGCTAATCAACCAAACAGCTGAAAAGATTGGTATAAAGGCAAATGAAAAGAATATCGCCTACAAGCGGATATATCAATTACTATGTGACCATATACTTTGCTTCTCAGACGGCGACAGACCTTACAGAATAGACAATAAGCTAAAACCCGAATATGGCACGTTCAATAAGCTTGATATGGTGAAGATGCAGGGTGATACTCCTGTTTGGTCAGGCTGGGACATTGAAATTTCCGCAGAGGCGGCAATGAACAAGAACCGAGCAGCACTGATTCAGCAGATTAAGGAATTGGCTGGCGGCGGGTATCTTGAACCAAGCGAAAGGAATTTACTGGTATGGAAATTGATGTCCAAGTTAAACTTTCCATATGCCGATACGATTCAACAGGCTCTACAAGAACAATTTGACCAGCAGATGATGGCGCAGCAGCAAATGGCAGACCAGCAACAGCAGGTAGAGACAGCAAAACAGGCAAATCCGCAGGGACAGCTGCTTAATTCGATTGCGCAGAAAATAGGAGGTGCAAAGGGTGCTATCTGATAAAACAATATTAATTATCGGAGGAACCGGCACAGTTGGTGAAGCTCTGATTGAACAGTTGATTAATACAGATGTACACGCAATAAGAATCTATGCCCGTGATGAGTATAGGTTCTTTTTGTTGAAGCAGAAATATGGCGATCATCCGAAATTAAGATATTTTATCGGTGATATAGGAAATAAAAGCAGACTTAATTTAGCTTTCAGGGATTGCCATATAGTGGTGAATTGCGCAGCTTTAAAACACGTTTCTTTCTGCGAAGGATCGCCGTTTGAAGCTTTACAGACAAATGCTGTAGGCGTACAGAACGCTCTTGAATGCGCCCTTGAAAACAGCATTGAGGCGTTTGTACAGATGTCCACCGATAAAGTAGTAAATCCCTGCAACATGTACGCTTACACAAAGGCGTTAGCGGAGGGGCTTGTTTTGGACGCCCACCAATGGCAGGGAAACAACAGAACAAGATTTATCGTGACCAGAAGTGGCAACGTAATCGGTTCAAGCGGATCTGTTATTGAAGTTTGGCGCGAACAGTATAAACAGGGCTTGCCTTTGACGGTGACAGACTTAAACTGTGAGAGATACATGGCGAGCAGACAAAGTGTGGCAAAAGGTATTATCAGGACAATCACAGAGGACTATAACGGCCTTGTGGTGTTCAATATGCCTTGCTATAAGATATCAGACCTGCTAAAGGAGTTTGAAGGCTGTACGGTCAAAATAACAGGCTTACAAAAGGGCGAAAAGATTCAAGAGGAATTATGGCGGGATGGCGAAACCTTTGAATTAATGGACATAGAGGGGTGATTCCAATGCAAAAGGCTACGTTTATACAGCCGGGCGGGGGCGCAAAAGAGCGCAGTATCACAAAAGTACACTACAACCCCGGCGCAAACTTGCAGTATGTCCGGGATATGCTGGCTTCGCAGAAAGGCGACATTCCTTCACGTGAAGTGTCAGAAGCAGAAGAAGAAACAATGTTTAATCAAATATGGAATGCAGATTATCGGGATAGGAGGTGATATACATGAAAAAGACAATGCCTTGTAAAGCAACTTTTACTATGGGGAGTGCAGGCGGTGACAGACAGCCTTCAATCCAGAAGGTTCAGAACGGAAAAGATTTAAGGGCTAAGCCCTGCGCAAATGCAGGCAAAGCTAAGCAGAATGATTAGTGCGGACTAATCGCAGGCACCTTTTTGGGTGTCTTTTTTATTCGCAAATTTAACCGTGAGAATCGGGCAAAAAACTCATTATGGAGGTTATTATGTTTGGAAAATATTATCCTATACCGTTGATGGATGAACTTGACGCAAACGGCGGAGCCGTAGGGGACGTAGTCACCCCCGACAACACGGATACCATGGGTACAACAGGCGTAAATGCGGGAACAGCCGACCCGATACCTGATGGAACAAAGCCTGATGCAAAGTGGGCGGAACTGAGAAGAAAAGCCGAAATGGCAGATAAGCTTATGCAGGAAAACGAAGGTTACAAAACCAAGTTTGACAAGCTTACCAAAAAGGCTTTACCGGAAGGCTTTTCAAGCGTAGATGATTACCTTGATTACCTTGAAAGCATAGGTGAAACGTCTGAAACAATTCAGCCTGAAACGCCCGTAGTCGATGAAGGCAAAATCTACGAAGTGCTGACAAAAAAGATTGACGAAAAAGTGAATGAACATCCGCTAATTAAAGCCGCTGAAAAGGAGCGCAAGGACAGGTTTCTTGTCAACTCTTTTAAAGAGGCTCAAAAAGTGTTCCCTGACATCAAAGAAGCGAAGGACATACCCGAAGAGGTATGGAAAGCGTGGGATGAAGGCAAGAGCAAGCGTTCATTGCTGAGTCACCTTAAAGAGCACAGATACGACACGGATGTTGAATCGGCCAGAAAGACCGGTGCAAATCAGGCCAAAGCGATAGTTATGGGTACAGCTCATACCGCACAGGTTAACGGAGCAAATGCAGCGGCAGAATACGACAACGTTATTGTGCCGGAATCGGTAAGAAAAAATCTTGAATTAGTTGGGGTTAAAGACCCCATGGAACAGAAAAAGGCTTATGTAAAATACCATAGATAACGGGACATCCTCCCGTTATTTTGTTGGGAGGGATTCAATATGTTTGAATTTGCAAAATTCGTCCAGGGTGACGGCAACAGTCTCACCACGGATAAAAGATTACCCGCACTTAGCGGATATGCACTATATGTTGGTCAGGCTCTGAAAACAACGGGCGGTGCCCTTTGTTATGCAGATACAGCCGATACAGTATACGCAGTTTGTCAGGTTTCAGCCGCCTCATCCGTAGTAACGGCAAGTTACTATCCGACAGTGGTACCTGTTAACGACAATCAGGTTTGGAAAACTACACCGTCTACAGCCATAACAGCCGCTACGGTTGCAGGTGCCAAAGTTAATATTGGCTCCGCATCTGTTGGAACGAGTGTTAACGGTGCGGTAGCGGTAGGTACGGGGCTATTGGTGCATAAGGTTGCAACTGCGGATTCTCCGACCAGTTCAATCTATGTAATCTTTGCTCCTGCTATATAAGGGGAGGTGGCATAAATGATTAATTACACAGCTACAGAATTTAACGCGCTTGTCGGTAACTACAATGTCGCAATAATGAAGTTCATGGAAGACATAGGCACGGCTAAAGCCGATCAGGGCATAATCAATGAACTGTTTGAAAGACGGGACGTTGATGAACCAGCGGTTGCTATCACAGGCACCAGCGCAAGAGGCGACCTTAAGCAGCTTCATGGCACAAGGAATTATTCGGACATTAACGAGTACTTCACAAAGACTTGTGAATTTACTGAATTTTCCGATACTGCTTCATTTGGCAGAAAGTTTATGGACGACAATAAACTTATGTCAATGCAGACAGCGGGTAAATCACTGATGGAATCAGCCTACAGAACACAGGAAAACTTTGCGGCGGCACTGTTCACCAATTGCGACCAGAGTTCATTTACTAAAGATGGCGATACCTATACATGGACGTTATGCGCAGACGGAGAACCGTTTGTTGATGATGCTCACGTTAGTAAGAGTGGCAAAAACACGGCTTATCTTGACAACAAAACTACCAGCGCGCTTGACGGTGACAATCTTGACGCAGCCATGATAACAATGTCGGACTTCACAGACGACTCAGGCAATGACGGAAGCTATTTCGGCGATACCCTGCTTTGCGGCATAGGCAATGCCAAAACGGCTCTTGAGCTTGCCAACAGCGATAAGAAACCTAAAGTTGCCAACAACGAGTATAACATTTATGAGGGCATGTTCAGGGTTATCGTGTGGAAAAAGCTTAAGAGACAATCGGGCAATACAGGTTATCCATGGCATTGGATTGACAGCGTTGCGGCGAAAGAAAACCTGTATTTCCTCGATAGGATAAAACCCGAAACAACCAGCCATAGCAATTTTGAAACCTTGTCATGGGCTATAGGTGTATATGCAAGATTTGGAATTTGTGTATATGATTGGAAATGGATACTCGGCAACATACCGGCTTAAGTAAAATTATGGAAATAGCGGTCATGTAAAAGTGGCCGCTATTTTATTTTGGAGGTGAATAAAATGGCAACTGAAACAACGAGGGTATCCTCATATGTCCGCGCAGAAGGCTACTACGATTCAGCCGGAACCATGTACCAATACGCTTCTGCGGTAAACAATGCCATATCAGGCTTGGCGACAGGCGTAGATGCATCTGCTTTAAACGCCAATGTATCCGGTTTGACCATAGGTGCAGCAGCATTGAATACCGTACTGTACGGCACAAAGCTTAAAGTGGCTTTCGGCACAGTAACAGCGTCAAATGCTACGGTAATGTCAAGCGTTACAAATTGTGGACTGTCAACCGCTTTGTATGCGCAAATAACACCGCAGGCAACCGGTATCATAGCTGGTGCTGTGGCGACGCAGACAGGCGTACGGTGGATAGTGTGCAATGCATCCGGTACAGCAACTGAGGTAGCCGCATATTACATGGTGGTTGGAAATGCTTAGAAAACAGGCGGTGTAACAGCCGCCTTATTCTTTTGGAGGAAATATGTTTGAAATCGATAAAAAGCGAGTGCAAGGGGACACGGGCAACATGCTCCTGTCAAATATATCTGAACAGCTTTCGGAAATAATCATGCTTTTGAAGCCGCACAAAGAGGTGGAGAAGGCAATTGAGCCTGCTGCAGATAAAAAGTTATACACATGTAAGAAATGCGGCAAGACAAGCGATTCAAAGGGTGACTTGAACACGCCGCAAAGATTAGCGGTACATTCAAGATTTTGTAAGGGGGTATAAGTATGTCTGACATAGTTAGAGAAGGCGGATACAAGTACGGAAATATAAGTTCAATGACCGTATCAACAGTGGCAACAACATTTTCATACAACGGAACGTTTGATTTGCACAATGTAGGTTCATCAACTATTTACATGGGGAATGCTTCAACGCTTGGTTCCGGAACTGGCAGCTGGAACATTGACGCGGGCGAAAAAGTAGGGCCATTGTATCTGACTACGGGCAGTTGGTTCCTTGCAAGTTCGGCTAATCAGCTTAAGTTTGCACAGTACATTTATTAAGAGGTGATATTATGTCAGTAAAAAGCAGTTATAATTGGGCCGGAAAAGCTGATTTAAGTTTAATTTCACAAGCAACAAACGTTCTCTATGTTGACAATAAACGAACTGATACATATACGGAAGTCGGAACCTACAACCTTCCGTTTAAAACAATTCAGGCCGCATTGGATTCTATCACGGGCGGTACTGCAGCCAGTCGCTTTTGTATTAAAATTGCGACTGGAAATCCGTATACTGAAAACCTGACTATCAGTAAAAATTATATAACGTTAGAAGGTTATGGCGATACAATATTAA